ACCTTTTTGATATCGAGGCGAAGAAAGAACACAAGGCAAAACGTGCCGCAGAAAAGAAAGAGCGAACCGAGATGGCACGTAACAGTGTAATCGTTGATGACATTTTTGTTGACTCGTGGGGTTACGAACAGACTCAGGTTGATGCGTATCAGGTTGTTGAGAAGATAGGCAATGCCACTATCGTGTTGCGACCAATTGCTTGTCGGACTGTTGAAGGTAGCGAAGGGCGAGACTGTCAGAACGTTGTTCCTGTCTTCGGTGCCTTCACCTCTGAAGAGACCATCACCAAGCGAATTGGTGAGTACGGAATCAAGATGAACAGTTACAGCAATGCTTACCAGTGGGACGGCAAGCGATCATTCTACAACAGTTGGTACTACTAAGGAAATGAATATGAAACATATCAAAGCAACATTTGAGGACTTCGAGGTGGAGTTCGCTATCGGTACGAGAGAGAACCAAGACACCGTATCCATCACACAGTTAGCATATGAGATACTGAAGGAAGAGGGAGCAGACTGTCTACTCTCTGAGGTTGAGTGGGTCTCTCTATAATGCCTCGCTTTCGCCAAGAAATAACTGTCTGGGACAAAGCGCCCAATATTCCTAATCACATTTATGTGACAAGGAGTACCAATCTGATTGGCTTTGTCCCTCAAGGCACAAAAGAGGTAAAGTGGTTCAGTAGCCCAATTAAACAATGGTCAGTATCACGGCGTAAATTCCGTGATTTAACCGCAAAAGAAAAGAAGGAGTTAATATTGTGAAAGTTACATCTTTCCGTGACATAATAAAGGAAGAGGTTGTTGATGAATTCGTCCGAGAAGAGTTGGTTGATTCGTTAAAGTATGCCGAAGAGAATCGCGATCAAGCGTTAACGAATGCACTACATACTGTGATCGCTTATTATAGCGTACCAGGCACATACAGAGAAGGCTCCTATGACGAATAAAGTAAGTTTGGTTGGTATGACCAGCCCTTCAGCCCAAACAGGCTGTCACACTGCGGAAGATCTAATTGCGTTTGCCGCACGAGTGAGTAATCCTGCTAACCAGAACAACACCAAAACGTCTGGTAAATTGCTCAAGTATTTGATCAAAGAGAATCACTGGTCACCGTTTGAGATGGTGTCGGTAACGATGGAGATTACCACGACTCGTGATATCAGTCGGCAGATTATTCGACACCGGTCGTTCTCGTTTCAGGAGTTTTCTCAGCGATATGCGGTGAGTGAATCGTTTTCAACGAAGCGTGAAGCGCGTAAACAACACCCGACTAATCGTCAACTGAGCCTGAAAGATGACGATCCATCGCGTCAGACGAAAGCACAAGAGGTGTTTAACGAGATGCAAGCAGAAGTCGCACGAGTAGCAAAAGACTACTACGAAATGGCGTTGAACAATGGTATCGCCAAGGAGCAAGCACGTGCATTGCTACCCGAAGGACTCACCGAGACCACGCTCTATATGTCTGGTACGCTACGTTCTTGGATTCATTACTGTGATCTAAGATGTGCGAATGGTACTCAAGCAGAGCATATGGAGATTGCTCAGATGGCACAATCTATTCTGAGTCAGCATTTTCCTAGCGTCATCAATGCAATGGAGGAATTGCAGAATGAACGGTAAGAAAGCAAAGTTGCTCCGCAAGTACGGAAAGGTTGAAAAGAAGGCAAAAAAGGTGTATAATAGTCTCACACACGAAGAACGTGGCTTAATGAAAGAAGTTGTTGAGTTTAACATCGCAAGGAAGAAGACTATAGAATGAACGTGTTCTACTTACATAATGATCCAAAAGAATGTGCACAGATGCACTGCGACTCGCACTCATCTAAAATGTGTGTTGAATATGCTCAATTGTTGTCTACCGCTCACCGAGTAATTGATGGTGAGATGTGGTATGGTAGAACAACAAACGGCAGACGCATCGCCCGATACTTTCATCCTGATCCAGAGATGCAACAACAATTGTATTTGGCTAGTCATGTCAATCATCCATCTAACATATGGGTTAGAGAGAATGCATCTAATTATGTGTGGTTGTATGACATGTGGATGGAACTAGGCAAAGAGTATAGCCATCGGTACGGTCGTCAACATGCATCAATTGCCAAGTTAGAGTTGCACCTCTTGATACCGCCCATAAACATAGAACAGGGTGAGTTTACACAGCCAACACCTGCTATGAAATCATATCCTCATTGTATAGTGGAAGGTGATTCGCAAACATCTTATCGCAATTTCTATTGGGAAGACAAGCAATCTTTTGCAAAATGGACTAATCGTGCACCGCCGGGATGGTGGTTGGAGAAAGCAAATGCCGAACAACAAGGGTGATCCAATGGCACGTGCCGATGGTCGCACGAAGCCAGATCGCAATTGGTATCCCGATGACTTTGATTGGTACTTAAAATGGATTGCGTCTGTGTTGATCCTTGCATCTCTTGCTATGAGAGCGGCTGGTGTTGAGTATCGGTATTGGGATTTAATACTAGGCATATCAGGCGTTGCGTTCTGGTTGTGGGTTTCAGTGATATGGCGTGATCGTGCATTGATCGTGTTAAATGCTGTGTCGTTGTTTATGTTAGTGACTACCGTGCTAAAGGAATATGCATAATGGGTAAAGGAAGCAAATCGCGACCACTGAGTGTGGATCGCAAACAATTTGAAAACAACTGGGATAAAATATTCGCGGCGCCGGACAGAGATCTGGAGTATGAGTCAGACAATCCCCTAGAGAGGCCAATTGAAGTGAAAGAACATAAGAAAGAAGTGCGTATTACGGAGTCAAAAGTGTCAAATTTTTTCTCCGATAATGGTAAGAAAGAAGCGGTGGTTCTGTTGACCGACAAAGGGTTTATGGTAGAACTCTATGAACAGTCCCGCTATATAAAGACGATAGATTGCTCTGGCAGATCTATTAACTGGGCTGAAGATGTAGCCGAAAACTATACTCTAGGAATGATTTAATGAAAAAGAATGATGTGATAACCGTTGTTGCGGTAACAGGTGCCGAGTATGTGGGTAAGTTTGACAGCGAGGATTCAGCCGCTCTTTATGTGACCGATCCTCATATCGTTACTCCTGACGGTAACAACCTAGGTTTCATGCCTACAGTTGCAATGACAGGTGCGCCTGGCGTGAGTAAAGTGAAGTTTCGGAAAACAGGTATTATCACGTTTGTGCCTACAGCCGATGAAGTGGTTAAACAGTACGTGCAAGCCACTAGTGGTATTGTATTACAATGATAAACGTGATCGTTGCAGGATATGGTGCGGTCGGACAAGCCGTCGCACACGTATTGACCAAACATTCTGGAGTAAAGGTTCTCATTGATGATCCTGCAAAGGGTTACCATCTTTATCTAGATACATATCCCGATCCGCCTGATGCGGTTGTTGTTTGTGTGGCTACACCTATGCGTGATAATGGATCGTGCAACACTGACCATGTAAAAGAAGTGTTTGAAAAGTATAAGAATGTGAAGTATCTGATCAAGTCTGCTGTTGATCCTGTTTGGCTAAACAAATGGAACTTGTGGCAGGATATCACCGTATCGCCCGAATTCTTAGGTAGTTCAAACATGAATCGCAATACAATGGAAGAGTTTGAGCATCAGACATATGCGATATATGGTGGAGAATCTCCACGATTCTGGGACGAGTTGTTCAGGCCAGTATTGCCTGATCTGACAGAGGTCAAATATTGTACTCTACAACAAGCGGCGTTTGGTAAGTATGTTGAGAATACATTTCTAGCGACTAAAGTTGCATTCTTCAACGAGATGTATAGAATATATCAGGACATAGGGTTTGAAGGGTTTGATCAGATGGTTGATGCTATTACGATTGATCCTCGTATTGGCAGATCACACACACAAGTACCAGGTCCTGACGGCAAGTTTGGATACGGTGGGCATTGTTTGCCTAAAGATATGGCGGCTTTGAGATTCATTGCTGAAGAGTCGCCTTTATTAGATGTCATCTCAGACGAGAATGACTTGCGTAGGAAATGTTGAACCGAGAAGCATTAAAAGAAGTGTTTAGCGACACAATTATTGCAACACTAATTAACTTTCCGTTAAACTTTGTGTTGATTTCTTTTGCATTTTATGTTAAAATGGATGCATTCATTACGACAGTGTTCTGTACTTCGGTGTTATTTGTGATCGCACTGATACGAAAATACATTGTCCGAATTCATTTTCTCAAGAGGAGTAAGAATGCCTAGGACAGCGAAGTTTATCCCTAAGAAGAAAAAGACACTTACACCCGAGCCCAATTGGGCTAAGTTACGTAAAGCCAAAACAGAAGAAGAACGATTAGTCTCATGGTCAGAGTGTGAGGATTTTGTTCACTATGAAGTTACCGATAAAGAAGTCTGTCATTCTATTCGCAGATGGATAGAAACTGACACTGATTGGAATCTTACTGAAGAAGCCAAAGCACTTCCTGACACCTATCTTTTGTCGTTTGCAAAGAACGGTTGGAAAGCCAGACAGTTAGGCTTCATGCCTAAGTCGGTGGAAGAGACCCTACGTAAAGATCTAAAGCCTCTTGTTAAACGTGGTCCTGAACTCAGATCGCGAGTCACACCCGATGGTACAGACTTTTCAGATCTGCCTGATGATTATTGGCTTCATCCTACCAAAGTAAAAATATGGTTGAAGGATTGGAAGAAGCGACTGGCTGAGATGAAGTCATGGGAAGACTCCAAAGATTCAAACCTTCGTATGCAGTACCAAATTACACAGACTTACGTTTACAATATGAATATATATTTACGCACTGGTTACTGGGGTGACTCACACTTCGGTGCGAATCGTGAAGGCAAAGCAATGACGGTATGTAAAGTTCTCGCGTATGATCGTGAGGGAATGGTTAAACGGACAGTAGGTACCTACTATCCTGATATAGGTACTGTATGGACACAGGAAGATCAAAATGCAAATAGGTGAACTAATGCTCACTAAACAGAAATTCACACGCATGATTGAGGATACCGTACGCAATGCACGACTATCTTACATTGATGCTATCGTGCATATATGTGAGCAGAATCAATTAGAGATTGAAGATGTGAAGAAGTATATCGCTGACCCTATCAAAGAAAAATTAGAGGCTGAAGCAAGACGCCTTAACTTTTTACCGAGAGGCAATGAACTGCCTTTTGGTTAAAAAACTCATTGACACGAGAGTATAAATAGTGTATTATATTATGAATAATGTGGATAATCTGAAAATACAAAAACATACAAGGAAATATATATGTCGTTTCAAGATCTAAAACGTTCCAAAGGGAACACTATCGCTAAACTTGTTTCTGCCGCTTCTGGCGAATCAAGCCCCGAAAAGAAATCATATGTGGATGAGCGCATCTGGAAACCTACTGTCGATAAGATGGGTAATGGTTATGCAGTACTGCGGTTTCTACCTGCCGCTGAAGGCAATGATTTGCCGTGGGTTCGCTACTGGGATCATGGGTTCAAGGGTCCAACTGGTCAATGGTACATCGAGAAGTCTTTGACTTCAATCGGGCAACAAGATCCAGTCTCGGAGTCTAACTCTAAGTTGTGGAATTCAGGTGATGATCGCGATAAAGAGATCGCAAGAGAGCGAAAGCGTAGGTTGCATTATGTATCAAACGTTCTGGTTGAATCAGATCCATCTAATCCTGCAAACGAAGGTCAAGTCTTTCTGTTTGTATACGGTAAGAAGATCTATGATAAACTCATGGACGTAATGCAACCCGCATTTCAGGATGAAGATCCAGTCAACCCATTTGACTTCTGGGAAGGTGCATCATTCAAACTGAAGATTCGCAACGTCGAGGGCTATCGTAATTACGATAAGTCAGAGTTTGCATCACCTGCGGCTTTGTCTGATAGTGACGATGAACTAGAAGAGATTTATGATCGTGTCTATGATCTCAATGAGTTCAGTGATCCTGACAACTATAAGACTTATGCTGAACTAGAAGCAAGGTTGAATATGGTGCTTGGTGTTACCTCTGATGCGGCTCCTGTCCATCAAGTGACTGAAGCACCTGCGATGAAGCAGGCTCCTGCGCCTGTTGTCGCTGAGACTGCTGAGGCTGATGAAGATGACACGATGTCATACTTTGCTAAGTTAGCCGCTGAGGAGTAAAGCGATATAACCCTTTCGTCTAGTCGGCCTAGGACGTTCGGTTCTCAATCGGAAAACAGGGGTTCGAATCCCTTAAGGGTTGCCATACAGGGGAGATCAGAAATGATCTCCCTTTTTTTATGCCGCAGAGTATGCGTCTGCGCGTGATCCATTATTTAAAGTAGGACTTGATAACATCGGTGCTTCATTGGTCACCTTGTTCGCACTCGTGTTGACTTGCTTGTTGTCATTAATAATTTGTACTACAGAACTACCGCCTCCTGTTGGATCAGTATTCTCTGAGATAACTGATGCTCGTTGAGAGTTGATCGTAGGTCCAACGGCACCTAACATCTCAGCCAATCGCTTGACTTTTGCGTCAGAAATAGTTTCCATTCTTCCAAGTTCATTGTATGCATCAACAATGTTACCAACGTTTGAAAGATCGACTTCACCACCAACATCACTCATGTACTTGATGCCGTCTGCCATTGGTATCAGATTATCATCAATTGCTTGTAAACCGGTAGCACCGAGTAGATCATCTGTACCATCAAGTATACGTTCGAAGGCTGGTCCAATAAATCGTGACAAGAAATCAAAATTGTCTAGCACTTCCGGATTAACAGTATCCGTCATGTACTTGATACCATCGGCTAATGGTATCAGATTATCATCAATACCTTGGAGTCCAGTAGCACCCAGAAGATCATCTGTACCATCAAGAATTTTTTGGAATGCAGGACCTATGAAACCCGCCACTTGTAAAAATCTCTGCTCGTCAACCGCATTGAGTCTATCCATTCCCTCTGCGAGTGGGATGAGATTGTCATCGATCATTTGAAGCCCTTCGGCACCAAGCAGATCGTCTGTGCCATCAAGTATAGATTCCAAGGCGCTGCCGATAATAGGTCCTAGTGTTGCTAACTGTGCCGCATCAACATCATTCAATCTCACAAGCCCATTGGCGAGTGTAAGCATGTTGTCATCAATCATCTGGAAGACAGCCGCTTCACCCGCATCACCCGCAGAGAGTGGTTCAAGTATTGCGTTGAGCCCTTCACCGACTCCTCGCATCTTCTCTAC